GGTCGTGGGTTCAAATCCCACCTCCGCAACCAACTGGATGTAGTGAAGTGGTATCACGCCTGTTTTGGGAACAGGAGACCGTAGGTTCGAACCCTGCCATCTAGACTTTACCAATATAGCTCAGCGGAAGAGCAATGGCCTACGAAGCCATCGGTCAAAGGTTCGAATCCTTTTATTGGTACTATATGCTAACTGCAGAGTCCACAGGATAAACCAGCAGACGCTTAGTAACATATACTCGCTCAGGATGATCGTACTGAGTGTGAAAGATGGGAATGCCGAAAGGTGAGTACTTATCCGACGATCAATTGGGGTACGCTGGAGTAGGAGAGCCAGGGCAGTCTGTAAAACTGTTGCGTATGCTGAGTCAGTTCGAATCTGACTACCTCAACTGTGGCACTAGTTCAATGGTAGAACGCTTGGTTGTGGTCCAAGGAATGAGGGTTCAATTCCCTCGTGTCACCCCAGGGTCTTTAGCTCAATTGGGAGAGCGTCTGGTTTGCATCCAGAAGGCTAGGAGTTCGATTCTCCTAAGATCCACAGCAGTCCATTAGCTCAATGGTAGAGCAGCTGGCTTACATCCAGTAGACAGGAGTTCGATTCTCTTATGGACTACGCTTCTCTAGCCCAACGGTAGAGGCAGTAGTCTTAGAAGCTACAAAGTGTGAGTTCAAATCTCACGGGAAGCACGGAAGGACAATCCGATTGGCGACGGAACCTGTCTTGAAAACAGTTGAGGTGTTAAAGCCCTTGGGAGTTCGACTCTCCCTCCTTCCGCCAGGCTTCCCTAGTCCAACGGTAGAGACATCAGCTTCAAACCCTGATCAGTATAGGTTCAAATCCTATGGGAAGCACAAAGCCCTTATAGCCCAGTGGTAGAGGTAAGCGACTTAAAATCGTTTCAGCGATGGTTCGAATCCATCTGGGGGCACGGAAGCATGGCAGAGTGGTCCATTGCAGCGGTTTGCTAAACCGTGGGTGTAATAGCCCCGTAGGTTCGAATCCTACTGTTTCCGCTGTGGATCTAAAGCATTAAGGTGATGCATCAGACTCTTAATCTGAGGAACATGGTTCGATACCATGTAGATCCACCATGGGGCATAAGCATTAAGGTGATGCAACGGACTTTTAATCCGTGGAAGAAGGATCGTTACCCTCATGCCCTACCATTCCCAGATGGTGTAACGGTAGCACAACAGACTCTGACTCTGTTTGTTTTGGTTCGAATCCAGATCTGGGAGCATAGTTTCCCTTAGTGTAACGGTAACACTTCTGACTTTGACTCAGACATTCCTGGTTCGAATCCAGGGGGGAAAGCAAAATAAAGCGATTAGTGCTATAATAGTCTAAGAAAGGTTTGGATGTGGAAAAACCAGATATAATGACGATGGACGTACCCAATTTTAATGTGTGGTACGAAACTTTCGATCCTATTTTTTCTAAGATAAGTCAGCAATCAAACATACCATTGAAGTGGATAGAGTTTTGGCCAATAAGATATGGCCAGAATAAGAACTCTCCAATCAAACCAATTAATAGGTACGTAGAAAGACTGTACCCTAAGCCAAAGCTTATAGATATTACTAACAATATAGTTAGGCTTCGACAGGGTAACCATGCAGAAATAATTCTATTGGTAGATCCAGAAAATAGATTTCATAGTGGTGGTCAGGATACAGATGGATTCTATAATGTTGACAGGCCATGGATGAGACAATACTATCAGTCTAAGCTAGAGCTTCCAAAACCAGACAATTGTTTCGATCCACTGTATAAGTTTTATGTACCATGGTTTCCAGATGCTGATGTTACCGTTCATTTTGAACCATCCCCAGTAGATACCCCATTCCATACCTTTGGGTCAGTGGCATCATATACAAAAGTAAACGTATTCCTAAGATTTGCTGAACCACATTTCGTTCCATTTTATTTTAAAAAAGAAGGGGCACACATGGAAAGTCCCGTACAAGGAAGAATTCTAAGACAGTCTGCAATGTATGATATGGTGTTTCATGCAGATGATGCTTTGATAGAGAGAATAAGGAAACAATATGAAGAAGAAGAATAAAGTAAACAAAGTACGTTTTTTTAACATTAGCGAAAAGACGCTAAACTTTGTTCCAGAACCTGGACCTGCAAGTAAGTTTATGCCAGCTTGGTATAAGAAGCAGCCAGGTAACGTTGACGAAAACATGTTGGCTGTAACTGGTCAGCCAGCAAATACTGTCAAGAAGTGTATGCCAATCTTTGATGCAATGACTGGTGGATATATCATTACGTTGCCAATGGATATCTATGTAGATGCAAGCAATCCAGATAAGCTAGATAAGCAGATTCCTGCTGCAATGGGTGCGTATAAAGCAGAAATTTTTGCAACTCATGATCGCAAGCAATACTCAGAATATCCAATTGATGAAGAAATCTATCACAGAGATCTTTTGAGAATTTTTCCATTTTGGGTTGTTGGAACAAGTGAGGGCGTAAGCTCTTTGTTCATTCAGCCACTACACAGAGACCAGACACCACTATTTGCATTGTCTGGAATTATTGATACAGACCAGTATCCATCAGATGGTCACCTATCATTTATGGTTAGAAAAGGATTTAAAGGTATTATTCCACAGGGCACTCCATTAGTACAGGTATTTCCATTTAAGCGAGAATCGTTTGAGATGGAGTTTGTAGACCAGACAGAAACAGAAGAATATCTGATGAAAAAGCGTATGACATTAAGAAGCTCGTTCTCAAACAGTTATAAAAATAAATTTAGAACTAAGAAGGAATGGAACTAAGTGTCAGATAAGCCACTAGAGATACGATACATCCCACCTTATCTATACGGTAAGCAGCCTGGGATGACTGAGCATATTCCTCCTGAACCTGCCGTTAGGCATATTCCAGAATGGTATCGATCTCTAGCTAGGCACAACAAATCTAATGACGATATAACTCTAGATCCACAGAATCATATTGGTAATGATGGTGCACAGGTATCTACAAAGATGTGTATGCCATATTTTGATGCATTAACCGCAGGGTATGTATATGTTCTAGAAGATGATTTATATGTTGATTTAGATAAAGATGGTCATCCAATACTATCTTGGAAGAATGATATCATGCTTGTAGATACACGAATTATCTTCGATGTTCCACTAATTGATAACTGCCACCCAATTCATTATGGATGGAGACAAAACTGGTATTATGAAACACCACCAGGATATTCAGTTTTAATTACCCACCCAATGAATAGATTTGACCTACCATTCTATACTCTATCTGGGATAGTAGAGTCAGATATCTGGGGTCTTCCAGTGTTTACAGCCTTTCAACTTAAAAGAAATTTTAGGGGGGTTATCCCAAAGGGCACACCACTCTTTCAGGTAATTCCATTCAAGAGGGATAACTGGGAGCTGAAGGTAGACGATAGCCAAGAAGCAATTGATGAGCATTGGTTTAGGGCTGAGAATAGAAGGTCTATGCTATACGGATACTATAAGAAGACTGCGTGGAGAAAAAAGATATTTGGAATCTTTAATAAGAAGGATGACAAGGGGACGGATCATGATGATGTTTGATAAAAAGATAGAAGATCACAAAATCATATTTGTCGTTACATCTTACAAGGACAAGAATTTTATTGATTTTCTTAAGCATACCCATGATGTTACGCATAGACATTCTCATTTTGAAGTTTATGAATCTAACCCAATTATCCATGATTTAGAAATAAACAAGTTAGATTTTCATGTAGCATATGACTATAAAATCTGGGACTCGATAGAAAGTCCAGTTTCTAAAAAAACACAACGCCTTGAGTGGCTTGCTAGAGATAACAGAAACGAAGATGATGTTATATGCTTTATAACACCAGACACTATCCTATCTAAAGATTGGTATGTTGATGTAATCAAATTTCTAAAAGAAAATCCAAACTCAGTCATTTCTGGCAATGGTAAGGCAAAGGTTGGGCAAAAAGATTATTTTTCATATCAGATCAACTTTGAAGAGTCTGACCAGTGGGAAAAGAATCAAATCATAACAAAGCATTTTATGGTTGGTTTTTCTGGAACATTCAAATCGATTAAAGGTCCAGGGTATTTGAAATATAACGGCGAAGACGAAGCTTGGACATTAGAGCTATTATCAAATAATATAGATATATATAGTGCACCATCATCTTTATATATAGATACTAAGAATAGATCTATGGAGACCACTTATAAAACTTGGTCATCTGATCATAATTACAACGTGGTTGTTGATTTGATTAAGGGAAATAACCTTGATAAGTATAACGTTACAGAAGAAGGGCTAGAAAAATTCTTGTCTGCTCATAGCTCCATAAAGCCAGATGAGCTGTACCCACTGCCATACTCTACAAATGATGTTGATTATGACCCATATAATCTCAAGATGCATGAGGTTGATGCAAGAAGATTTATTGCTGGAGTAAAGGCTATTTACTAATGACAAATTTAATTCATGTTATACCTAATTTTGTAGATACAGAAGATGCAGAGCTTTGGATAAAAGAAGCAGACCACCCATCTTCCAGAGAAGATTATCCAGATTATTATAACGATAGATTTGGTGGCACAGCATTACCATATAACGAAAATACAAGATATTTAAATAAAAAATATGGTCGCAAGGCTGCGGAATATGTTAAGCAACTGTATGGATTTAAAAGTCCAGTACATGTCTATAAAGTATTTATGAATCATACTACAGATGTTGGATATTCTGGCGGTGTACATACAGATTCTGTTGATCCAGAACCATGGATAGAGTGGTCAGCAGTTCTATATTTAGACGATAAGTTTACTGGGGCAAATCTACATTTCCCAAATCAAGATTATATTCATATACCAAAGCCATTAGAGGCTGTGATCTTTCCATCTTCTGGAACATCACACCTTCATGGTATATCAGAGATGAAGAGTGGTGAGAGATACTCTATAGTTGTTTGTCTAACAAGCCTTCCATGGAAAGCTGATCCAGATATGCTGGAATCAGATGACAACATGGATTATGTTGGTGGATTATGGGACATGGAAGAAGAGGAGAAGAAGCGTGGAATGGCGTAAAGATTATTATAAGCCAAGAATTATCAAGAATGTTCTAACAGAAGAAGAAATTGATGAGCTAACTGCTGCTGTCCATTTTGCCAGAAACAATCAGGGATACTCTCCTGTTGTATTTAAATGGTGGGGTAGATTATCTCACGATGTAACTGTTCCAGAAAGTGTTAAGAAAAAGTTTGACAGCATAGTTAAACAGATTGATCCAAGCTTTAATCAGGTAGATCAAAATTCATTTATATACTCTGGAATATATGGAAAGAAGACCCACTTACCGCCACACCAAGACGCTGGTGGAAAATTGGAAATAACCCTTGACTATCAACTAGATGCAAATGTTAGTTGGCCAGTGGTTGTAGAAGGCGAAGAGTTTGTACTTGAAAACAATGATTTGTTGATTTTTGGTGGGGCATCATATGTGCACTGGAGAACAGAGAAGTTTTTAACAGAAGATGAGCACGTTGATATGTTTAGTGTTAGCTATGCACGTCCAGAGTATGCTCAAGAATTTAACAATAATCGTGAAACCTACATGGCAGATGTTGACAAGAGAATGCTAGAAGCACACAGAATGTATAACCCATCTTTTGATACAAGATCTTGCATAAGCAATGACCAGATAGACCACTCAAGATGCAGTCACGAAGAATTATAAATAATATAAAGTTCTTTTTTTGGAAAATCAAGAACAGAAAAAAGCTTAAGAAGAAGGATTATATTTACTAATGGGGTTAGCGTTTGATTTTGGTAATAGCTCTAGAGGCAATAGCATGGAGTTTTCTAGAAACCTGCAGGACAGTGGCTATTTAAAAGATTTTGGTCACAGGGATTCCTTAGTCAACCATGAGGAACAGCTAAACAGTTTGGGGTTTAGGTGTGATGAATTTATACATGAACATTCAAAAACTCATATATTATTTGCTGGATGTTCAGTTACTTGGGGTGACTATTTAAAAAAAGAAGAATCTTGGCCGATGCTATTGTTAAACAAGATAAAAAATCTTAAACCTGTTAGTGGATTTTTTAGCGTTGCATATCCAGGCTCTAGTATAGCAAAACAAATATCTCTAATCTTTAAATATATATATGATTTTGGCAATCCAGAAGTTATATTTTTTCTTATGCCAAACTCAGGCAGATTCTTTACTATAGAGAATCTGTATGGCGAGGACCAAATAACATCTTCTATCCTAACACCAATTTGTAATAAAAATTATCCAGGATCATCAAGAATAGTAAACCATTTATCTTTTGAGATGTATGCAATGCTAGAACAATACTGTATTGCAAATGGTATTAGGTTGATATCATCTTCTTGGCAAACTACTGAAGATGCAAAAGTTATTGGAAATACTTCTGAGTTGTTTGATGGAAAATTTGAAACATTTTTTTCTTATAAAGATATGGGAGAGATGAATTGGATTTATGAATATATGAAAATAGACAAAGATGCAGAGCTTTTAGCTAAAGACGGTGTTCACCCTGGAAAAGCTAGGCAGGCTTGGTTTGCACATGTTATGTTTAACAAATATTTAAATTAACTTACAAGTAACTGGATCATATCCAGCAAATTCAATGTATTCTTCAATTGAGCGTTCTGTAAGTGCACCATTGATTGGATCATATATCTTATTAATAAAGATAGACTTAAAGTATTCGTGGTCCTCTTGTTCTTTTTTACCCCAAGCCTGTTGCCATTTTGGATCCTTGTACCTTGAATACTTGATATATGAGTCTGGATCAGCATGCTTGTAGTCATAGCCAATCAAATAGCATCCAGCAGATCCAACTATGTTATAGCCACCTGTATATGCTCTAAGCATCATCATGGGCTGTTCATATTTAAACAGAATATTGTTGGCCTGTGGTACATCGTATAAAAATTGTGTCTTTCCGAATAGATGTCCTGCACACACAAATCGCTCTATAGTTTGCACATTTTCTTTTGGAACTTGTTTACCCATAATTGGTCCACCATAAATCTCAAACCATTCTTCATCTGGTTCAGCTGTCCACGTACACCCTTTAAATTCTTCATCCCAATCCGTAAAAGTTGTAGGAATATATCCACCAATAATGCTTTTACCAAAATTAGTATTAGCTTCATCTAACTCTCTTATAAACTCAGTGTCCCAGTTATCTGCAAATTTTGTGTGAGAATCAACCTGTAAAAAATAATCTTCATCACTTACCATGGTCATCGCAATTTCACCACGTATCTTTGTGAGAGATAGTGGGGCAATTTCAGCATCTATCCAAGTAAGCCTTACCTCTGGACCAATATTGTATATATCATTAATCATCCATTTATCTTCTTCATAACCCTGAAAGACACAGCCAAAAACAACCCTATCTTTGTCAGATGCCGTGGCATAAGCTGACCTAATCGTGTTGATTATGAAGGGATCTCTCCAGGCAGATACCTGAACAATTATCTTATTTTTCATGGTTTTCCTTACGTGATATAATTAAGTATACCAGAAAGCCTAAAGGAGGTAGTATGGCAGAGAAAAATACAGCAGCTCTATTAGTAGAGATTGCTAAGCAAGAACTTGGAACTATTGAGGGTCCAAAAGATAACGAAACCAAATATGGTAAATTTACAAAAGCAAACTTTCAAGCTTGGTGCGGAAGTTTTGTTATGTGGTGTGCTGATCAGGCAGGGGTAAAGGTGCCCAATACTGTTTACACACCAGCAGGTGCAGCAGCATTTGAAAAAGCTGGCACATGGATTAGTGCAAAAAGTGGAGAATCGCCACAGCCAGGAGATATCCTTTATTTTGATTTCCCAGAAGATGGGGTCAATAGGATTTCGCATGTTGGTATTTGCATTAAGGCTGGCAAAGATGGGGTATGCACAACCATTGAGGGAAACACATCAGGAACTGCAAAGGGTGACCAAAGAAATGGTGGCATGGTTGCAGAAAAGGTGCGTGGGTACGCAAAAAATAAAAAAGGTATTCAGGTATCTATTGTTGGCTGGGGTAGACCAAAGTTTGCATCTTCATCTAAACAAACAACAGCTGAAAATGCAACAGTGTTAGATACAGACTCTGTAGAAGAAATTTGTTGCGAATATCCATTAACATAATGTGTTAAAATAGATTGTACAGAAGGAGGGCCAAATGGCCAACTATCAATATCCGATTGACGGAGGAAAGAACAAGGGCTGGAAAGTTAGCAGCCTAATGGGATGGAGAATCCACCCAGTTCAGAAAACTAAAAAGCACCACAACGGTACTGACATCTTTGGACTAGGCAAAGGTCCATGGTATGTAGAAGCATTTGCTGATGGAAAAGTTCTAAAGGCACAAAAGTCAACTGCTCCTGGCGGTGGCTTTGGTAACTACGTAGTTCTTTTGCACAAGATTGACGGTGTTGCATATACCTCACTATATGCACACATGGTAGAAGGATCTTTGCAGGTTAAGGTTGGACAGACAGTAACAGCTGGAACAGTTCTTGGTAAGATGGGAACTACTGGCATGTCAACTGGTGTTCACCTACACTGGGAGATCTGGAAGGGCAAGGAGCATGGATGGTCTGCAGACGGCAAGGGATTTGTTGAACCAATTCGCTTTGTAGAAGCCCTTATGGCAGCTGAAAAAGTAAAGGCATCTGCTGATGAAGTAACACCTGCTGACGCACCTGCACAGCCTCTACCAGCACACTCAGCTATGCCAGAGGAGAAGCCAAAGCCAGAACCAAAGCCAGTTGCAAAGCCAGCAGCAAAGGCTCCAGCTAAGGTATACACTGTTAAGGCAGGAGATAGCCTTTCAGCAATTGCAACTAAAAATAAGACAACAATTGATAAATTAGTTAAACTTAATGGAATTAAGGATGCTAATAAGATTTCTGTTGGTCAAAAAATTAAGCTTGGCTAGTTGACAAGCATTCCCATTGGGTGGTATACTTAATATAGTATGCCACCCTTTGTGGCTTTAATCTAGGAGGATATATGGAATCCAGAAAAAGAAGTCTTATTAAGACTATTAGCTGGCAACTTGTGCACATGTCTATGGTTGCTGGAACAATTTTGATCCTAACTGGCGAATGGGAAATTGCAGGAATTGCAGCCATTGCTGAACTATTTTGGGAGTCAGTACTTTATTTTGCACATGAGCGTGTGTGGGCTAAGTGGGGGAAGAAAGTTAAGTAATGCCAGTATATGAATATGCATGTACATCATGTGACAATACTTTTCAAGAAACCAGAAGCATTCATGACCCATCTCCAGATCACATCTGCGAGAAGTGTGGCTATAGAATGCGTCAGGTATTAGGTACACCAGCTGTTCACTTTAAGGGCAGCGGTTTTTATAACACAGACAAATAATAGGAGAGACTGTTATGGATGCAGTAGCAGAAGTAAAAGAGTGGGTGTTAACAGCAAATGATCGTTGTGACTCTTGTGGGGCTCAGGCCTATGTTCAGGTAACTGGTGTTTCTGGTGACTTGCTGTTTTGTTCCCATCATTATAATTCCATCATGGATAACGCTGTTGGATATGACAAAATGATGAAGTTTGCATACTCGTTTATTGATGAGCGTGAACGACTACAGGAGAACAGGACAAAGGGAGATGACTAAAAGAGTATTGCTGACTGGCTCATCAGGCCTGCTTGGATCTCATACCCTTAAGAGGATTTTGCAAACAACTGATTGGGATGTTGTGTGCCTATCAACATTTAATCATACTGGCATTCAGGATCGTGTTATCGAGGCTGCGAATCTAAACACTGACATATATCGTGCAAGAGTCAAGGTGTTGATTTGTGACCTGTCTTCTCCAATTTCAGATGTCACTAAGTCAAAAATTGGAAAAATTGACTATGTTATTAACTTTGCTAGTGAAAGTCATGTGACAAGAAGTATAGAAAATCCCACACCATTTATTTTGAACAATGTTCAGCTCATCTGTAACCTTTTAGATTGGGCAAGAGAAAATCCAGTAGAAAAGTTTTTGCATATCTCTACAGATGAAGTTTTTGGTCCATATCAGAATAGAGATTTTACAGAGTGGGACCCTCATCTTCCTAGTAATCCATACAGTGCTTCTAAGGCTGCTCAGGAAAATATTGCATTCTCTTACTGGAGAACCTATGGGGTTCCAGTAGGCATTGTAAATATTATGAATATAGTTGGTGAATATCAAAACGTAGAAAAGTATACGCCAATGATCATGAAGAAGGTTATGAGCGATGAGGTTCTAGACGTACATACCTATGACAATGGAAGCAAGATTGGTAGACGAAGCTGGCTTTATGTTGGCAATATGGCATCAGCTGTTTTGCATATTCTTGGACAAAGTTTTGATTCAGTTAATGACTCAAATAAACTAAGTAGATGGAATATTGCTGGCGATGGTGACTACTCTAATCTTGAATGGGCAGAAAAAATTGCAGGCATTATTGGAAAAGATCTAAAGTATAGACTAGTAGACACAGCATCTTCTAGACCTGGCTATGACGCTAGTTACGCACTAAATAACCAGAAGCTACTTAATTCTGGGTGGAAGCCACCGTATGACCTAGATGAGGCATTAGTAGATGTTGTTAATTGGTATATGGAGCATCCAGAATGGTTGTAAGAAATAAGTGTCGTGCATGTAATAGTTCTAATTTATTTTTAGCGATTGATCTTGGTATTCAGCCATTAGCTGGTGGATTCGTCAAAGAAAAAGAACCATCCTATCTGTATCCAAACAAAATGATGGTTTGTAGTGATTGTGGTTTAGGCCAACTATCCGTTGATATCAAGCCAAGTGAACTATACAAGAACTACAACTGGAGAACTTCAACGAGTAAATCTTATCTAGAGTATATCTATGAGTTTGCAGATAAAAATATTATACCTAGGGTAAATCCAGGGGAATGGGTTCTAGAGATTGCAAGTAATGATGGGTATCTGCTTAAGTATCTACAGTCAAATGATATTGATGTGCTTGGTGTAGACCCTGCAGAAAATATATCTAGATATGCTATTTGTGATGGGGTACCAGTCATTACAGACTTTTTTGGAACAGTGGTAGCAGAAGATATCGTTAGACTAAAGGGTAAGCCAAAGTGGATTATTGCTAATAATGTTATGGCACATACTCCAGATATTCAGGACTTTATGGCAGGAATAGCATTGCTATGTGACAGAGATACAATTGTTACAGTGGAGAACCCAACCATTATGAACATCATTGATCATGATCATTTTGATGTAATCTTCCATGAACACTATTCTTATTTGTCTGCCCATGCCGTTGCAAAGCTTGCCAATAAGATGGGATTGTCGCTATTCAATGTTCAGTCAGTTCCGCCTCAAGGTGGTTCAAACAGGTATTGGATAAAGCAGGGTGGAGAACCAACTGAAGGTGTTAGAACCGCAATTAGAGAAGAAATACAGTATGGGCTTCTAGATAGAAATAAGTGGTCTGAAACTGAGGGTAGGATTCGTAAATCAGCAAATGCATTCAATGGTAAGGTTGAGTCTATTTGGCAGTCTGGTGGCGTTGTGTGTGGTGTTGGAGCATCTGCAAAGTCAACTGTAGTCCTTAATTTTGCTGGTGTACAATCAAAAAGAATTTCAGCAATTGCTGATGACGTAAAAGAAAAACAGGGTCGCTATGTTCCAGGACCCAACATACCAATTACAAGTATGGATGAAATGCTAAAACTTGATCCAACTGATATAATAGTTTTTGCATGGAACATCAGAGAGGATCTTGAGAAAAAGCTCAGAGATCTTGGGTACACAGGTAATGTCTGGGTATGGAATGGAGAATAAATGTACGAGTATTATGTAAATGAAGTAACCAACGTAGTAGATGGAGATACCATTGACGTTGTAATTGATCTAGGATTTGATATCCTATTTAAGAGTCGTGTACGCTTGGCTGGTATCGATACCCCAGAGTCACGCACTGCAGATAAAGCTGAGAAGGCTTTAGGCCTTGAGGCTAAGGAATACCTCAAGAAGAGCATTAAGTCAGCTAAGAAGGTAGTTATTCGAACTGAGAAGATGGATTCATCTGAGAAGTATGGACGTATCCTTGGCTGGGTTTATCTAGATGATAGCTCTGAGTCAATTAATAACAAGATGATTAATGATGGCTATGCTTGGGGCTACCTTGGGGAAACCAAGATTAAAGATTTTGATGCACTAGCAAAGGCAAGAGCAAAGGCTGCTACAAAAACCAATTAAACAAACAGGAGTATAATACTGTTATGGAAGTTCTTTTAGGCTCTTTGTTTACTCTCATTGTCATCATGTTTGCATCTAAACGTTTTAGTGAGAGTACAAAGAATACAAAACTATCTTTGCGTGTAGACATGACACAGTCAAAGAAATTAGACTTGATGAAAACAACCAATATGTTTGCTGATATGGTTAGATATGTTGAAAAACTGAATAGTGGTCCGCAAACTCAGAGCCAGAAGCACTTTGACTCTATGCATATTAAGGTTATTATTGCACAAGATGAGGCCTATTGGATTGCAAATAATGTATTCTACGTAGCAGACATTGATTCGGAAAGTAGAATGGTATTGCAGGAAACCGCAAGAGCAGTTGACACAATGACCATGGATGATGTACAATTGAAAAAGATAGAAGAAATAGTTGAGCTACTTAGAAAGGGCGAAGATGATAGTCGTAGTACAGGGAACCAAGAGTTTTGATGATTACTCTGTGTTCCTAACAGCTATGCGTTCAGCATTGATACAAATCAATCCAGATGATAAAGAATTTACAGTTTTGTCTGCAGGTCCTTTAAAGATAAATGAAATGGTTATGGAGTTTGTCAACGTTTCGGAAAGATCGTTGAAGTTGAAGGGAATCAAGGCACGTCATGCCAAGATTCATCCAGAATGGGTGATGCATAATTATGCTGAGATTGACTTTTACGCATACTTGTGCAAGCCTAAAGAGGAACTTGGCACAATTGTCAAGGATGCTCAAAATAAAGATGTAAACGTACAGGTTTACAGACAATTCTAGATCTGCAAAGTATGCAGACTATGGATATAGAAAGATAATGAAATGAAGAATATCAAGTCATTAGAGCAAATGGAAAAGATTGTGAAATCAACACGCTCTCTTAGCTGGGATGGTTGGGATGTGCTCAAGTCATACCCAAATCCAACTGCATGGAGAAAGCCAAATGCACGTTTTATCAAGGGCAGATGGTTCACTGTTGACCGCTACCCAGTAACAGAGAATGGGTGGATCATTCCTGAATCAGCACTAAAGGACAACTATGCAGGTAAAAGAAAATAGACATGCATGGAAGTCCAGAGCACAGTGTAAGGGTTTCGACACAGAACTATTCTTTGATAAGTATGAAGAAGACGTTGAGCTAAGAGCTGACGTTGATGAGCTATGTGCCATGTGTCCAGTAGCACGTCAATGTTTTGCTACTGGAGTATCTCAAAAAAGTTGGGGTGTTCATGGTGGGGTTTATCTAGTAGATGGTGAAATCTCTAGAGAATTTAATAATCATAGAACAAAGGCAAAGTGGTCGGAGACATGGAAGAACTTAACAATGGACAAATAAATGGCCATATAGATGGGCTATTTATTGAAAAAGATACAACGTTATATTCTGAAGGAAACTTTGTTGGGTATAATTTTGACAACGTCAGTAGCATTAAGCAGGAGCTGTTTGGTGTCATTAGAAATAAATATTTTAATTTTAATGTTTTTAGTGATGTTCTAGAATCTGACAAAATTATAACTGCTATTGTGTTTTTTAAAGACGCTGATATTGAATTATTGGATGTAAAGATACACGTTGCACAAGGTTCAGTTTTTGCATCTACAAAACAGATTGACCTTGATGCAATCTCCAATGTTCCCAATATTGCTTTTCATTTTGGGTATGGTCCAAGATCTGCAACAGTTTTTGGAAATGGAGCTAATGAGTATGAAGTGTCAGTTTTAATTCGTGACACATATAAAATCAAGGTTTTTGCTAATTCAGAAGATGAGGCACTTAAGATAGCGGATGATGTTCCACTCTATGATTGGGAGCACCCAGATGTGTTAGAAGATGCACACCTTGAAGATAGACGTGTAATCCGTCATTGTAGATGGGGAAACCTATCAGTTAAGGAACTGTAATGTACACAGATGATATGCGAAGAGCATTTAGATCTTTAGATCACCATAAACCAGCAGGATTTAAGCTAAGCATTATAGATAATGAGCATTTCCTGACTGTCAGTGCTAGTGAGCCTGACTTCTTTAGGCTTGACATCGATGGAAAAATGCAGGCTGTGCAGTATATGATGATGGTTAAAAATGCACTAGAAATGAATGGTGCTATTGTAATGCTAGTTCGTGAGGGTGGAAAAGAAGACACATGAGAAAAAAGATAAAGATTGTTGCATACTCACTGCTATCTATTAGTGTTGTAGGTGCTTTATATGTTGCTGCACAATTGACAAAGCTTAAGGATTCAGATATACTAGAGGTACACTTTGACGAAGATGAAGAGGACCTATTTTAATGCAAACTTTTTTGCCATCCAAAGATTTTGATGTAGCTGCCAACATGCTTGACTCTAAGCGTCTTAACAAGCAGATTCTTGAATGCTACCAAATCTTAAAAGTATTGTCTAACAAAGATCCAAAAGCAGCATGGCGTAATCACCCTGCTGTAAAAATGTGGCGTGGGCATGAGCATGGACTATTTACCTACACACTTGCAATGGTTAAAGAGGCAAATAAGCGTGGCATTAAGACAGATAAAAATATGGAAAACCTAATTGCACTTCGTGTTGTATTCATATCTGAGTGGGGGAGTGGATTTCCTTCCTGGTACTATAATAAGAATGAGATGAAGAGAATTACAACTACACATAGAGCACGTCTATATGTGAAAGATCCAGTCTATTATTTTGATTTTGTTTCATATCAGGACCACGAAGCAAATAAGCCATGCTGTGATGGGTGCAACTACTATTGGCCAACCCATATGGAGAAGGTGCTATCTTGATACAGACAATTATCACAGACCTACTACTTTTGGTTCCAGTTGCAACAACAATTTTGCTAGCATACCAGACTATCAAAATGCGTATTAGCAACATAGAACTTGCCCAAAGACTAGCACAATCAAGCATTGACAAAGACATGCTTACTATTGAGCTAGATAGGGCATATGAAGATAAAAAGCTTGTTGAATCTCAGGAGTTTATGCTGTTTTTAAATAAAACCAGAGATGATGCATTTGAATATATTGAGAATGTCCAACAAGAGCTGGAAAGATTTGATAAAACAATATCACCAATTCTTGACTATCATCAAACATATGGAACAGTTCTTGGCGAGACTGTTGACTGGAAAAATATGGAAAGTGTAAACAAAGCATATAAGAGGCTCAAGAAGATTATGCCAGAATCAGCTAAAAACAATTAACTGGTTACATGGTATAATAATAGAAACAATTCCTAGGAGGAAAAAATGAATGAACAACTAAAGGCAATCCTTGCATCATATGGACGCTCAGTCCTCGCAGGTGCTGCAACACTATACATGGCTGGAGTTACAGATCCAAAGGATCTTGTATACTCTCTAGTCGCTGCTATTGCACCAGTTGCACTTCGCTACATCAATCCAAACGACAAGGCTTTTGGTCGCTTGCCAAAGGTCGAAGAGGTTGAGGCTGCAGTAAAGAAGGCAACACCTAAGAAGGCTCCAGTCAAGAAGACTGTTGCAAAGAAGGCTCCAACAAAGAAGTAATGGAGATGGTGAGGGGGCACAAAATCCCCCTCACTAACAAATACTATGAATAATTCAGTTTTTATTATTGTGCCTGCCTATGAAGAGACTAGGCTTATAGATACACTACGTAGCTGTATCGATAATGCAGTGTACCCAGAGAGGTTACGATTTGCAGTAGCACTACAGTATAAGGAGTTGCCAGAGCCAGATCTATCTGAATTTGCTGAATATATTGTAGGCATAGATAGATATGATGTTGATACACGGCCTGGACTAACAAGAATCAGATATAATCTTGTAAATAATTACTTTACTGATGAAGAATTCTTCATGTCAATTGATGCCCACAACCAGTTTGACAAGAGTTGGGATGAAACTTTGTATAATGATTATGCAGAGTTGGTTTCTAAATATGGAAACAAGGTTGTATATTCTAAGCAGGTAGCAGACTACTATGGCAAAATTGACAGAGACATTCTTGAGGTAACTCGCTGGGAATTTAATAAAGATTTTTCTAATCCAAAAGTAGCCAGTTCTTATGGCATTGATCAAAACCACACAATCATTGGTAATATTTTTGGTGCACCACAGTGGATTAATTCTCCAGATAAGTTTGTAAAGACGCAGTTTATCTCTATGCACCTTGCCTTTGCACCAAGAGATTGGGTGCTAGAGGTTGGTGTAAATCCTGATTTGCAGGTATTTGGAGAAGAAACATTTAGGTCTATAGTTTCATATATGGCTGGCTGGGATACATATGCAAGAACTGACTACAACCACCTTGGACACATGCCAAAAGTGGGAGATCCAAACAAAAAGCATATGTATGATATGTGGTGGGACCTAAAAGAACTACGAGATGACCCATTAGAGACAGTCCTAGAGCAAGATAAATGTATTATACTTAATGATGGGAAATTCTCTACCTATTTTCAACGTGCCCCATTTGATTTTTGGAATGAGATTGGATACGGAAATCTATTCCCAAAGCTTGTTTCTTTAGTAAAAAAATGATATAATAGATTGTCTGCCCAAACGGGGGACACAAAACTCGCTTAATAAAAGGAGATGATATCTATGGTATATACATACGTAGACCCATTTAAGACCTTTGCAGCACTTGGTCAGGAATTTGACAAGATGTTCAAGGCAACCGCAGTAACAAGCAACTATCCACCACACAACCTTATCAAAGAGGACGATGAAAATTTTGTCCTTCAGTTTGCTGTTGCTGGATTTAAAAAAGAGAATATCAGTATCTCTGTTGAGAATGGTATTCTAACAGTGTCTGGCGATAAGCCTGATGCAGATGAAACAAACTATGTGCATAAGGGTATTGCTACACGTAGATTTGCTCGATCATTCAACCTACCTGAGTATTTTGAGGTAGGACTGGCTAACTATGAGGATGGCATTCTATCTATTGATCTATTCAAGGATGTGCCTGAAGAGAAGAAGCCAAAAACAATTGTAATTCAATAAGGCAGTTAACCCTGGGCATGGTTTAAAACTGCCCACATTTCACTATTTATTGATTTTGGAAAAGATTATACAAAATCTCAAAGACTGATATAATTTAATTGTCCCTCATACAGGTCTACGCTTAGGATGGATTAGTTACCTATTTTATGACCGTGGCCTTCGTGCTTGAATAGCCTGTATGGGGGATTTTGTGTTATAATTGGTATGTAGAAGAACGGATCACAATGAAGCTTGAATTGCAAACTGTGTTAGAACAGAGAAAAAGAAATAATAAAATAAAGACTGACAACATATTGCCAGTCCCATGGGTTGAATATAAAGATACCTACAATAAAGTTTTTGCGGAAATTGATCCAAACAGGGTAGACTATGTATCCGTTTCACCTGGAAATTCTTTTTCATCAAAAGTAATAGATAAAAATCTTATGGATGATCAATCTGTAATTCATGATTTTGTTGGTCCAGATAGAAAAATAATCATTACACTTTACCACCAATGGTATCATTTTTTGCTAGATACCTTGGTTTATGTGTATCAGGCTTGGCTAGATAACAAAGACACAAAGATAATATTTATCAAAGACATAAGGCAGTTAGATTACTTTGAAGAAAAGTTAATGCCATTTTTATATAAATTTTTAAAGCATTTTAATATTACAAACTATACCTTTATTGAGAGAGAGGTCTTTCAGAAAAATCCAGTTTTAAAAATTAATAACTATTGCTATAAAAAATTAGATTTTGGATCAGATATCTATTGGCTATGTAATGAATTTATAAAAGATATGTACCCCTGCGATGACGCTGAACCATTTAGAAAAGTATATATTTCAAGAAGAAAGAATTACGTAAAGCCAACAAATGAAGAGGGCTTTGTTGAAGAAGGATTTGATACATCACGTGTTGGCAATGAAGAGGCCGTAGAAGAATATCTAAAAAAATATAACTGGGAAATCATGTATGCTGAAGATTTTGAATCAGTAGAAGACCAAGTAAAATATTTAAGAGAGACAAAATATTTAATGGGAGCATCTAGTGCTGGACTAATAAATGCTTGTTTTATGAAGCCAGGCACAAACGTAATCGAACTACTGACCACAATAGCTATGTGGCAAGCAGGTGGAAAGCTAACTGAGCAACGTGCAGAATTTCATGTTCTATACACTGTTATGTGCTGGAGTCTGTCTATTTTCCATGCCTCAATTCCAAATATTAAAAACGAGGCAGCTCTTTTTGAATTCATAGAAAGAAATAAACATGCCAAAGAGCTTGTACAAAACACGTAACTTTAATCAGATTACTGAATTGTTAAATGGGGCAGTACTCGAAAAAAGATCTACTAATGTGGATAAGCTGAGATCTGAGTATAGATACTATTATGCATGCAATACTATTATGCAAAGATATATGGTAAAGCCATTTAGCTTTAAGGTTGAAAGCGGAGAGGCTTCTTATCGTATGCATAACTTGAAGTCACCAGACTTAGGATATCTTTATGCTAATGAAATGCTAACTGAAGATATGTTTAAAACTTTCTTAAACAGCTTTGACATATTTAGAAAATCTGAAAGTGCTAAGCCATTTCATCCTGCAGAATCTTATAGTCTAGTAGTGAGAAAAGCTAAAACTAGAATTCTAGATATGTATGGCGGTACATTGCCACAAGACAAAAGAGACCTTATCCATAGACTTGATCTTGCATACAATCACTATAATAATTTTAGACTTACATCTTTTGCTAGACCGTCACATGGAGACCCATGCTTATCAAATGTTGTCATTACAAAAAGTGGGCATATAAAAATGTTCGATCCCAAGGGTATAGAGTTTTTTTATCTAGATGAATACTACGACATTGCAAAAATATCACAAAGTATTCATGGTGGTTATGAGCATATAATTCATGACAGGGCCAATTTTGTTCCACAATACCAATCAATTTTTGAAAAATATCTAGATGCTAATAAAATAAATATTGGATTGCTGCGTGTTTACGAGGCATCACTATTTATATCTATGTGTCCAATGCATCAGGATAGGCCTGACCATATAGATAGATTTTTTAATACTGCAGATAAGATACTGAAAGAGGTTAACTTTTGATTAACGTTGTTGTTTTGATGTCTGGTCTTGGAACTAGATTCTATAATAGTGAATTTGAAAAGCCAAAGCCTTTTATAGAGGTAAATGGAAAAGAGATGTATCTAAGGTCTGCCCACAACTGTCATGGTGATCGATTTGTGTTTGTTGTTCAAAAAGAAAATTCTGTTCGTTTTAACATGCATACCAAAGTTTTTTCTGAATTTGAATCTTCTGTAATTATTGAATTAGATAGCGTTACGTCAGGTCCTGCGGTATCTGCACTAAAAGCTGCAGAATGGATTGATAACGAAAATGAATTATTGATTATCAATTCTGATCAAGAACTATTATGGAATTATGATGATTTTATTTCTGAAGCAAGGAAATCTGATGGTTGCGTTGTGGTTGTTGAACGAGAAGGTGATCGCTGGTCTTTTGCAAAAGAAGTAGATGGTATCGTTACAATGATAGCTGAAAAAAATCAAATAAGTAAAAATGCATTATGCGGAATACATTATTTCAAAAGGGGTAGCGATTTCATAAAGTATGCAAAACAAATGCTAGAGGATGATAATAAGGTTAATAATGAATTCTATGTATCTAATGTATATAACTATGCTATAGAAGATGGAAAAATAATAACGATGTATAAGGCAGACGATATGCTAGATTACGGAACACCAGAGAGCTTGAGGGTTTACCTATAATGCTTCATTTATTGGGAATTAATAGATATGATCCAAAAGATATTGCACCACGTGTAATCGAGACTCTGGTTAATAGTCACATAATTTTTGGAGAGCATGAGGACGCAGCTAAAGAATTCATGAAGATGGTTGGCGTAGATTACTCTAATAAAGAAGTTTATGAAGTAAATGCCAGCAATGAGGGTAAATATTCTAGGTGGGCCGTAGAGCAAGTTAGGCTGGGTAAAGATATTGCATTCCTTACTGGAGATGGTTATCCAGTAATCACAGACCCAGGATATGTGTTGGTTAATACATTTATTCAAAATGGCGAAGAACTTCGTGTATACCCACAGGTATCTGCTATTGCTTCATCAGTTATTCTTTCTGGATATCTTGGTGCAAACAACGAGACATTCTTTTATGGAGGCATGCTAGATTTCATGACAGATAAAATGAAGTTAGAGGCAAAAAAATCAGAGGATGTTCTTGGTATTTATTTGTTTCAAGGAACTTATCATAAAATACCAAATCTAATAGACATATATGGCCCAGAGCGTGATGCTGTAATTTGTATAGATATGGGGCATGATACACAAAAAATTATTAGGACAAAGGTTGGTTTGCTGTTTGCAGAACTTAGTTCTGGATATACATATGCCACATTTGTTGTAGCTCCAAGAGACAGAGAGTCATTTTTTAATATAGCTAAAATGCCAAATAATGTTCTTGAAAGAGGAAACCTAAAAAAAATTGGTGAGCAGCAAAAAACAAATTATATACATAATAGTTCAAACTTTAGATGTGATGAATTTAGAAAAGATCATGACAAGGGCTTACACATTCTTTTTAGTGGATGTTCAAATACCTGGCCACAAGCTATTGACGAGGATAAGGGGTGGGCTAAGCAAATATATAATAAGCTAAATAAAGAATATAATCTAAATGGCTATTATAATCTTGCAATACCTGGAGCCAGCATATCTGAAATTTGCCAAAATGTAATGAGTTACTGTCAGGTTTATGGTAAGCCAAATGTAATATTTTTAAATTTACCAGATGCTAATAGAGAAGCAAAAATTCCAGGAGACTTATCACATAAGAATGAGTATACTAGTTTTGAAAAACAAGAGTATGCAGATAAAGAATATGAAAGACTTCAGGGATATTGTTCTGTAAATAATATCTTGCTAATTACTTTTAGTTGGACGGATACAATGCTTAAACCTGGTGGGCATGTAATAGCTGCATTAGAATATCTCTTGGGCAGACCACAGAAGCATGTGTCAATATCAAAAGATTTTAATACATATAAAAAATTTGACATCAATGATTTCAAAAACTATGTTGTTGAATATTTTAAAAACAACCCAGATGATCATGATGCTGATGTAGCAAGGGATGCGGATCATCCTGGTCACGCTGTACATTGGGCATGGTACAATTGCTTATATGAAATGTTTACAAAAAATCCTGAATATCTTGGCCAGATTGAAAGCTACAAGAAGGTACAACAAGGCAATCAAGCGTAAGAAAGACTATATATATTGAAAATCTTTGGCTTTAACGAAACCTCTCATGATGCTTCTGTGTCTGTAATTAAAAATGGAATAATCCTATTTGCTGGTCATGCTGAAAGATATAGCAAAGAAAAAAATGACTGGTATACGAATAAAGAATTGTGGGATGACGCATATATGTGGGGCAAGCCAGATGCCATTGCATACTATGAAAAGCCGTGGTTAAAGAAGATTAGGCTATCTTTGCGTGGTGGTGCTGCAGACTGGAAACCAAAGCATAGGTATGATGTTTCATTTAAGCATCATTATTCACATGCTTGTGCAGGATACTATACAAGCCCATTTAAGAAAGCAGCAATTGTTGTTCTTGATGCAATGGGTGAATTCGCTACATCAACTGTCTGGGCAGGAGATGGAGAGCAGATAAAACTTATTAAAGAGATCAAGTATCCACTGAGCTTTGGCCTATTCTATACTGCTTTTACACAACTAATTGGTCTTAAACCAAATGAACACGAATATATTTTAATGGGTATGGCAGGGTATGGAAATCCAGATCGATACTATAAAAAGGTATTAGAGTATTTCCCATATACAGGTAAACAAAAGTATAACTATCATAAAGGAATTCTGGATTGGAATGAACCAATTACAGAGCAAGATAAATTTGATATAGCTGCTGCTGTACAGAAAGTATATGAGTCAAGACTATGGGACTTTATGTGTCATGTCAGAGTATCATGGCTACCAGAATATGATAATTTGGTTTTTATGGGTGGCTGTGCTTTAAATAGTAAAGCCAATACAATGCTATGGAAGATATTTAAAGATGTTTGGATTATGCCTAATCCAGGAGATGCAGGAAGCTCTCTTGGTGCTGCCCTTGCACTTCGTGGTAGACATGTAAAGTGGGAAGGACCATACCTTGGGCATGATCTTGGTAACGAATACCCAGTTGATGCAATCTTTAATGAGATAATGACAAATAAAATTTGTGCTGTTGCTGCAGGTAGAGCAGAATTTGGACCACGTGCATTAGGAAACAGAAGTATCTTGGCAGATCCACGGGACCCAGATATCAAAGATAAAGTTAATCTAATTAAACAAAGAGAACTCTTTAGGCCATTTGCCCCTGTAATAATGGCAGAACATGCATCTGAATGGTTTGATATGGATTATGAATCTCCATACATGCAATACACACCCAAGTGCCTTAAGCCTGAGCTGATTCCATCAGTGGTCCATGTAGACGGTACATCTAGAGTTCAGACGGTCACAAAGGAGCAGCATCCAGGGCTGTACGAGGTTCTGAGACGTTTTTATGAGGCAACTGGAGTTCCAGTACTACTGAATACTAGTTTAAACGTAAAAGGCCAACCATTGCTTAATGACAAAGAAGATATTAAGCTTTGGGAGCAAACATACAATACCAAGATTGTGATATAATTTTAGTATGTCAGAAAGCATGTTTGAATCATTATTTGGCTTTAGCAAAAAGCCTGCAGAAGCTCCTGTGGCAGATAGTGTGCCCCTAACAAATGGAGAGGTGTTTGGCGATCTTAGTCCAATACACCAACGTATCAGTGACGCTGAGTGGGGTTCTAATCAGAATGGACTACCTGACTCGTGGCAATTGACGACAGACCAGTAAATCAAAAAACTATATTTGTAACCATTCCGTCTTATAATGACGTATCCCTTTTGCGTACCCTAGACAGGGCATTAGAAAAGGCACGGTACCCAGAAAACATATACTTCTGTATTGGGCTACAGTATTCTGAAGAGCTTATGCCAGATCTATCTAAGTATAAAGACAACCCAAATTTTATTTTCCTAACATACGATGTAGATAAGCGTCCAGGAGTTTATTGGATTAGAAGAGAGATGGCAGAGAAACACTCTGACCAAGATTACTTCCTAATGATAGACTCACATATGAATTTTGTTGAAAACTGGGATGTTAGATTAATCAATGACTATGAGTCATTAGTTAGACATCATGGAACAAGGACGATTCTTTCTAAACCAACAATGTCTGAGGTTGGGCATACCTTTGATAATGGGCATATACATGATATATGTAGGTGGAAAGCAGACTTTTCTTTTGATCCAAACAGTATAGAAAGAACAATATTGCCATGGGTTGATATGGTTCCATGGGATGGAACAAGATTTATTAAGCATCTTTTATCATGCAGCCACTTCTTTTTTACTAACAAGCTTTGGCTTGAAGAGGTTGGGTTTTTTAATACCATCAGATCATATAGTGAAGAAATGACAATCGCTGTTTCATCCTTCTTATCTGGATGGGATTTCTATTCTATGCCAGAATTTATACACATAGGTCATGATGATGACGAGACCTCAAAGAGAATATACGGGGGAATGTATACTTTGGCACAGGGTAAAAGATATCAGGCAATCTTTGAGAATGATGAACTAAAGAAAGAGATTGATAGTTTTTGCTTGCTGGACAACTCCAATATCTTTAAGGTAAGAAATCAGGCAAGATCGATAGATGATTTTTATATTGAAGCTGGGGATGAGATATCTGATGCAAGAAAACAGCTATTGATTAATTTAAGTCTAAATCAATTCCAAGCTTAAGCTGTCTATCTTTAATTAGCTCAAGGTTAAGCTTATATTCTTCATCCATTTGCTGAGCCCATTCGCTTTTACGAACCATGTCCTTAATCAAATAATATTCTTCTGGCTTTTCTGTTGGCAAACCATTTGCAGCACCACTCGAAAAGTTAATGTCATCAGCAAAGTGTTTGGTTAGATGTTTTACTCTATCTTCAACTTCTTCTTTTGACAACACTCTTACATCATCTGACACACCAACCAGTCTATGTATGTGTGGCAAGATGTCTGCAACCATTAATGTTGTCTGCTCAAAGGTGAACGGTATAACTCTGTCAATTGCTTTTCTTAGTCCATAGCTATAGCCAAGCCACATCATAGACTCCTGATACATTGACTCACGAATATATTCTTCTTTTTGTGTCTTGAAGAATTCCATATTACCCTCAACTATCTCTGGTCTACCAGCAATTGTTGCATTACCATAGCCATAAGATGTTTTTAAAATTTGCGAGGCAACGGCATCAAAAGGATCTCTCATTGTAGTAATCATACTAATAGAGTCATCAAAGGTAGCATGGAAAAGCAATGGATCATGTGCTAGGGTAATCCATGTATCTTTGTGGCTCCATTCGCCAGCATATCTTGGCTTATGTAAGTCTCTCTGATTATGTCCATAAGACTCACGAAGAGTGTCAAAAAAGAATGAACTTGCTGACCGTGGCATGAAATTTAAAATTATTTTATACAAGACTTCCCCTATATTCGCATCGTTGTGCATTAATTATATCACGATAGATATCTGATGGCAGATCGATCCCTTCATTAAAGGCAATTTCTTTGATAGCATCAACAAACACTTTATCTGAAATGTATGCTGCATTTTCTAGGCATACTCTGTCATCATTCTTAATCTCAAGAGTTATAGGGTTATACCCAAGAAAGTCTATAAACTCAGATATTGATCTTTGTTTGAAAGCTCCCCAAGGTAGTTCATATCCAATGTGACCACTCTCAAATACCTCTTTAAATTTTCTATAAGATTCTTTTACTACATCAAGGTAGATACCCTCTAGCTCTTCTGTTTCCCATCTCACATGGCGGTGCAAGTCTTTGTTATTTCTGTGATCGTCATCCCAATAGTCAAAATTATTTGTATACATATGAATTGGAGACACTACCTCATATCCAGCAGTCCATGTCCTCAACAACATGATTTGTTGCTCAAATGGTTGTGCCATTTCCATTGGGTGTTGTACTGTTTTAGCATAATAGGCATCCGTGAATACACAGTTACCATTATAAAACTTTTCCTTAATCATAAGATTATTTGGCTTTGCATGCACCCTGCCATTAAGCGGTGTAACTGCAGGTGATCTAATTACATCTTTAATGGATTGCCACTCTTCAAGATTGGCATATGCAGTCAGTGGGTCTGCCCATAGTGGGTCTTCCCAACCCAAAAAGTATATTGTTTGAGAATTAATTATGCTTTTGCCAAAAGTTCTATTTGCAATAAGATGTTCAGCCTTAAGCATTATGTCCCAATTTTTTCTAAACTTTGTGTGTGCATCTATTTGCATCCAATATTTTTCATCAGTCATAAAAGAATCAACAATATCTCTTTTAATTTCACATAGGAATGGGGAAGCATCCCTACCGTGAACGACCTTTAGCTTAAGATTAACTATCTCAGATAACGATGCAATTTTTTCAATCATCCATTCGTCACCATCTAGCACTTGTAGAAGTACTCCATAGGTTATACTATCTGGATTTAATGCCTGGCTGTGTGCAGACATAATGGTTTCATATACCATTGGATCTCTCCATGCTGGTATGGATACAAAAATACTCAAATTCTTCCTCTCAGCCACTCACGCTGTTTGTGACAGTTTGAGCAAACAACATCACACTTTTTTACTTCACGCCAAGCAGCATCTTTTCCATGTTTTCTGAGAACCCTATAGACAAGGTCTATTTTCTTTACACCAGGACGGTGATCAAATTCAAGTATGTAGTGGGGGTATTTGACCTTACAGTCTTTACACCCCATCCTTTCCTTGTAGGCCTGAAACTCAGAATACTGATTCATTACATATATTATATCAAATTTAGCGGTATAATGAATGTATGAATATTGAAACTTATGATGATGAAATTGATGAAAGACATCAGCTATTGCTACAAAGAATAGATGATATCACATCTGAGATATATAGTCTTGGTGCCATCGAAGAAAGACAGGCCATCATGGGCAAGCTAAGAACCCTCATACATCTAAAAGATTATGAAAATGATGAAATTGCATCTGCTGTTCTTGGTTGGGCATATGAACAACTGGGTTCGGCGGACTAGTGTCCCCTGCTGCAAACCCACGTGATCCAAAATTTAGCTCTTCCTTATGGACTAGGACATCTGACAATACCAGACTATCTAATTTTAAATACATCGCTGCAGAAAAAATACTAGATAACCTAAATGCATCTGAACTGATGCATGGTATGAATGGGTTCAGGATGTGTGAACATTTTTCCAATCTTGAAGATTTACCAACAAGGGATGACCACCTGATTAAGTTAAATGATAATAAAAAGAATGTGATATTTGCAGGCTGCTCAATGACATCTGGGACTGGCTTAGAGGTTGGTGAAAGATGGGTAGACAAAGTATATCTAGATTTAAATAAAGATAAAGAATATTCTGGACTTTTTAATTTAGGTCAGGAAGGTGGCGGTATGCAAAGCCAGATCAGATATATATTTAAATATTGCCAAGAGTATGGAATACCAGACCTAATCATCTTTAATATTCCAGACTTCTGGAGAATGACAATTGACGATAATACATATAAGGTATACTCAAGCAGCCCATCCAACTATTCTCAGGATGCTGTGGGTAAGCTTGTATGCTCTGCTGGTAAGCAACTGTATGAATCCCTAGAGATATTCTGTGATTTAAATAAAATTAATTTACTTTCATTTTCTTGGGACAGGGTAACAAATAGTATATTAAAAGATTTTAAAACATTCATGCCAATTGATGAAAAGGATATACAAAAAGAAATCTTCAATTATGATGATGGTGGCAAATATGCTATACTGGCAAGAGATGATATCCATCCAGGTACTGCCACGCATATGGCATGGTCAAAAAAAATACTTGACAAATTAGCTCAAATGCTGTAAACTATTTTTATGGCAAAACACAGAGCAGAAACTATGTATTGGGTAGATCGTATACGTATATATGTATTCTTTTTAAAGAATAGATGGTACTTTTTTGTTAAGCCAAAGCTAAAAAAGAAACTAAATAATATAAAGAGTTATATTCAGCAACGCCTGGGGCAGTAGTTCAGGTGGTTAGAGCACCACTCTTATAAGGTGGCTGTCGTTGGTTCAAGTCCAACCTGCCCTACAAATAAAAACAAACAATGATTGGAGAAACAAATGATTAAACCTCTTGAAGATAAGGTTCTTGTAAAGCCTATTGAGGAAGAAGAAAAGACAAGTGCAAGCGGATTGATTATCTCAAAGCTTGAGAAAGAAAAGCCAACAGAAGCAATTGTTATTGCAGTTGGTCCTGGATTCACTGCAGCAAATGGAGACAAGGTCACTATTGACCTAAAGCCAGGTGACAAGGTTATCTATTCTAAGTACTCTGGTACCGAGGTTGAACACAACTTTGAGAATTTTATTATCCTGCCATACCGTGACATTTTTGCAGTAATCGAGGAATAATGGAACATTTTCTAGATGTAGTGTTTGGTGTAGACCACATCGTTGCAGAATTTTTTTGGAATGCAGTATTTGCTTTGGTTGTATTTTTATTTTCTAAAGCAAATGCACTACGAAAAATTCACAAATATATTGATGATAGGCACGAGGTAAAGCATGACAAGTACTGAGCTGTCCTGTAATTGGCCAGAGTCATATCTACATGTTACACAAAATCTGCTCGATGATCAACGCAAGCATCAAAGGTTTGCGGTTTATAATGAAATCATTAAAGATCTTGAGTCAGAATTATATGCAAATAAGGGTGAAGATTTGTACTATGCCACAGCAATTGAGTCTCTAATAGATAGACTTAAGAGCAAGGTGGCATAGCCCATCATCTCTCCATAGCTCAGCGGAAGAGCAGCAGGTTTCTACCCTGCGTGTCGGGAGTTCGAATCTCTCTGGGGAGGCAACTGATATAATATTATTATGGTTAAAGTAATTAAGAATTTTGTAAGTCCTGCAGATGCAAAGACAGTAGTTGACTTCATAGAAGATAATCACAAGCAATCTTTCAAATATAACGATGATCGCAAACGTTTTATGTTGCGATTTGGTTATGACGAAGAACTTCCAGACCAAGCAATACACAGCATGTATGCTGTATCTAGCATTAGAAATGTTCTTATAGACATTTTTAAAAAGACAAACAAAGAAGTTGGATACGATGTATTCCTGACCTCATGGTTTATGTCTAAACAAATTCCTGGAGCCAAGCTTACACCACACAAGGATGGTTGTGATGGTCTTAATGAGCATCTAGACTACACCGCAATGCTTTACCTAAACTCATCTGCTGATGGTGGAGCAATTGGCTTTACAGAAAGCGGTATTGAGATAGTTCCTGAACTAGGTGACCTAATCATATTTAAATCTCAAGAAGATGAGCACTATGTAACCGATGTATTAGAAGATAGATACTCATTACCAATGTGGTTTTCAAAAGATCAGGGCAAGAAGTTTGACACAAATCGTTAAACATGCTATACTTATATAATGACAGAAAATGCTAAGTGTCCAGGATGTGGAAATCTAGAGGTGGTTCCAATCCAGTATGGCTATCCCACACCTACACTAATTGAACGTGCAAAGAAGGAAGAGATTGCATTAGGTGGTCTTTATGATCACGGATATACGCACTATTGTTACAAGTGCCACGAAACATATCCAGCAACAGAATATCCTACGTGATTTACATCACACCGTAATTTGCTTTTAAACTTAATATATGGTAAACTAATACATAGTATGAAGACACCCTTTAACAAGGTGTCTTTATGCATCTATAGGAGGTACTAAGTATGATAAGACCAGAAGATAATCCGAAGGTCATCATGGCTGGACTCACAGTCATCGCAACTCTGGTGACGTTTAGTCAAGTTTCTGCTGCAAATGCAGAAATGATAAACAAACCTGGTGTTGCCACAGTAGGGGCTTCTACACCGTATCTGTCTCCCACAGCAACGGTTGTAAAAGAACCCTCTATTAATAAGCTGGTTGCTGAAAATGCAAAAAAGCTAACTACAACTAAATATAATGGGAGCGATGCATTAACTCCACGTGAGTTACAACTTTTACTTTATAAAGTTGGTTTTCGTGGTCAGAACCTAAAAGAAGCCTGGTGTATAGCAATGAGAGAGTCTTCAGGCAGACCTATGGCTCACAACACAAATGCATCTACTGGTGATAATTCATATGGATTGTTTCAAATCAATATGATTGGTTCACTTGGTACGGATCGTCAGGACAAGTATGGGCTAAAAACCTATGATGACCTGTTTGACCCAGTCACTAATGCTGAGATTGCATTTCAAATGTCCAATGGTGGAGACAATTGGTCAGCTTGGAAGGGCATGAATGCAGGTGCAAGACAATGGTTAGATAATTACCCAGGCAATGTTAACTAATCACGTTGGTAACGTCTATCCCTACCTAGAGAAGTTTTGGATCACATTAGAGAACCAAGCTGCTCTAGGTGGGGTAGATTGGGTAATAGATGAGGCTGGCAATAAGTCAGTAACAATTCCGTTTAATGGTTATGAGAGAGACCCATATGCCATAAACGATGAGAAGTATAAGTTTGAAGTTAAGATGATTAGATTCATCATGGACTCTGAAATATTAAAATATGTGCCAGACTTTAGAAACATATTTGAGCTTCAAATTATTTTAACAAAAGATCATAAAGCAATTAATTTTCCAGAAAAAGATTATCTTTTGTATTTTCCAACAACCAACTCTTTAGCCACTCTATTCAGGGGCATACCAGTTGATGAAAGAGTTTGGGATGTAACGCAATCAGTTATGATTATTAAGTACGATACTAATTATGTTGCATCGCCACAGACAGAGCAAGATCCAACACAGTCCTGACAAACATCTGGATTAGCTATTTGCTCAATCACTTCTGGGTTTCTATAGTCAAAATTAAAAGTGATACATGCTACATACTCACCACGCATACCAAGAATCCATGCCACACCATTAAGTATCTTAGATTTCCACTCTGGCATATCTAGAATTGAAAGCCCAGTAATCTCTTTATTCATTGTCTTTCCTAACTGTTGCTGCTTTAATAACATTACACTGACCATGTGATGGCCTTACGTTATCTATTGTATCAGTGCCACCCTTTGATAATGGAAATACGTGGTCAATATGCAATGACTTTTCCCATCCAGGCTTGCCACACTGTCGAGGGGCATCAAGATCAATCGGTCCAAGACAAATATGACACCTAACACCATATATCTGTAATACCTCTATATCTGAGTAAAATCCTACTTCACCTTTGTATCTTCTACCTCTACGGTTACCACCAGGAGTACGCTGTCTCCAAGCCCTACGAAGCACGTTAATATCTTCATTTCTCTCTACACGCTGCTTCTTCCAATGTGCTCTCATAGCCTCTCTACAGGGCGTACAGGGCTCTTCTCGCAGCTTTCTGGTATGTTTATTGTAACCAGACATGGTTCCACAGTTTTCTAGAACGGTACTCATTTAACAATTATCTCATAAAACAGGATAATACGCAAGTATAATTGTCTTATGGATCTTTATGATGAGCTTGGGAATATACTTTTTAAAATAGGTACTGAGGTAAAAGTTCACAAATTACCAGATGGCAACCTTATATTAGATATCGATTACGATAAGTACATAGAAGAAATACTGTGTCTATTTGATGATTTCTTAGATTACCAAGAATATCTTAAAGAATCTCAGCCCAAATGGGAAGAGTAATTCTTGCCCCACTCGTAATCTCTTCTACCTCGTGAGCATAATTTAGGTTTCCAGGGAAGAATATTAGCTCACCAGCCTCTGGACTGATTGATAGATTGTGGGTAGGGAAGTTAATATTTCCACCTTCGTAATCATCATTTAGATATATAACTGCAGATAGTTGGTTCTCACCACTGCCAAGATCATCTACGTGAAGGTCCATCTTTTTAGACTGTCCCCACTGAACCACGTATGAGCCACCAACAAATTTACAGCCAATACCAAATGTGGCCCTAAATAGATTAAGAACTTTCGTTGTGTATGGCTGAATAATTGAGTCTGATTCTGGTGTTCTCCAGATCATTCCAGACCATTGCCCTGGAGTCTCATCAGCTGGCGTGGAATTAACTAAATCTATTAATGATTGTCTATCTTCGGCTGAAATAAAGTTTTTTACTCTATGGACATGTTCTGCACCAGATGAAGTTCGGGCGAAGAAATCTTCATAATTTTTACTACGCACAAATGAGTCTGGGTTATGGCCAACCCCTTTGCCGTTAATGCGATAATCATTCATATTAAAAGTATATCACGCTTGAAAGCTCGGCGGTAAATAAGAAGGCAATCCAAGCCACAGGCTTGACAAATTCTACTATCCGTGCCATAATAGATATATGAAACCAGATTGTCCAGCATGCCACACAGGTAGTTGCTACCACATAGAAGAAAGCAAAGAGATTATGAAGCAAGAAGAATCTAAGATTAACGTACTTGACAAGGGATACATACGACTAGTAGATACTTTGGGTGACGATCTGTCCATTGTAAATGCTGCACGTGTTAGCTATGATAAGGAGAGCACAGAGTTTGCTGATAGAGATGGCAAACTAATTAACTTTCTTATTCGTGAGGGACACACCAGCCCACTAAGACATGCTGCCCTAACCTTTGAAATCTATGCACCACTAATGGTTGCTAGACAGTGGTGGAAGTACGCAGTAGCATCCACACATGTAGATGACCAGAATGGCTGGAACGAATCGTCTAGACGATATATTACTGAGCGTGAAGAATTCTACATTCCAAGTGCTTCTTCTTGGCGTAGCAAGCCAGAGAATAGTAAGCAGGGCAGTGGGGAGCCAATCACTGCTAGTATTGGGTTCTACTACACTAACAAGCTTAATGAAACCATTATTAAGGCAGAGAGCCTATATCAGGAAGCAATGAATGATGGTATTGCACCTGAGTTAGCACGTCTCTTCCTACCTGCATACTCGATGTATGTACGCTGGCGTTGGACTGTATCTCTGCAGGGTGCTTTGACATTCCTAGACCAGCGTCTAGAGCATGATGCACAGGTAGAAATTCAGGAGTATGCCAAGGCAGTTAATGATCTTACAGCGATGGCATTTCCAGAGGTAATCCAGGCATGGAAAGATTTAAAGTAATGTTAGAAGATGACGTAATCATTCCCCTAGAGCACACAAATAAGTTCTTTAGGGTAATGCATGCTACGAGTAAATGTGCAGGTGAATACTGCACTATCCATAATCGCTCTGACCACAAGATGAGGGCTTTCCCACAATCTTGGCGTGGTGACAGGGGTATTATGGAAAGGATTTGTCCACATGGTGTTGGACATCCTGACCCAGATGAAATTAACTTAGATAAGAATGGACGTGGAGTACATGGCTGTGACGGATGCTGTAGATAGACCTAGATACATAATCAAGGTGCATAGAAATTGGCATTATGGCCCAAGAGCTAGATTCTGGGATATCCAGGAATGGAAACAGATGGGTAAAAATCCAGAGGATGGATACTGGGGAAATGCCTGTAGAGGTGGTTTAGCGTATACAAATTGGGGTATG